TTCAAAAAGAATATTCCAACTTAGATTTTCCCAGATTTTCCAACTGTCCCAAATGTTATAATCTTCCCAACTGCTTTTCTTTTTATCACTAATTATACCCAAGAAATCACTTCCCCAAAGTATACCATTTTTACCACCATCATGAGTAGTGATTATGATATCTATAAATTCATGTCCCTGATCTGCTTTTCTATAATTTATTTGTCCTCTTATGGCTTCTTCAAGTCCTTGTTCTCTAAGGTACACAGCTAAACTTTCAAGCGAAGTAATATCTTCCTTAACATGAATAAGATGTCCACCAAGCATTAAATGTCCACCACCAAGTTCTATGGAATCTATTATTATTTTTTGATGAGTTGATGTATGGAAGAGACAATTTTCCCAAGTTAGGTAAGTAGATTGATCCCAAGTAGATTTTCCAAGTTCTTTCCAAGACACAGTCGTACTATCTTCGAGCCTTTTCTCTCCTACAAGGGACTTCAAGTACGGTGGAAGTGTAAAACTCCAAGAAGTAACCTTTTCTGTGTCTTCAAAAACTCCACCATTATTATAAATGGTCTCAAAGTCTCCCTCCAAATCTTTCCAAGTTAGATTTTTCATTCCCTGCCATCTTTGTAGATTTGGATCTACATATTTGTACAGATGATAGAAATCTACCTCTGGAACTCTTACTTCTACATAATCAGTTTTTGAAAGAATAAGACCACCATACTTAAAGACTTCACATTTTACGCTATAAGTTCCAGAGTATGGAAGTATAAGTTCCAGGGTATTAATTGTCTTTATTTTTTGAACCTCTTCATATTTAAAGTTTGTTTTTGTCTTTCCACCCTGCATAAGGACTGTCCATTTAACCTCATAATAATCACTAATGAACATTTTTTCCCAGGTAATGTCATCTTCTCCTTTAAATCTTTCCCAATTTATATCAAAAACTGTCCAATCTTTATCAAATGTAGTGTGTGATACTTTAAGTAAATGACCAATTATTACTTTCCTGTCTTCTTTAACTTCCCAAGATGAAAGATCCATATGTGAGAAGTATCCAAGTGCTGTGTGACTTTTTGGATTGAAACCAATGTGAAGATCTCTGTCCTCTGAGTAAGAATATTTAAGCAAATCATTTCTCAGATCTTTTAAATAGCCAACTTTTCCAGACAGGATCTCCATTTTTACATCTTCTCCCTCATCAATTACACAACTTCGTGTTTTATCCACCCAAGTACTCACAAGATTTGTACATGAGAAGTAGTGTTCTCCTACTATGTCAATAAGTTTACTTGCTCCACCTATACCCTTATTTTTGATATACCTCTGCAAGGCAAATAACTTTATTACGATTTCATCATTTGAAAAAGAGAAATTTTTCTTTCTCTTTTCTGTTCCAAACTCATCAAAGCCATCTGGAACTGTTATATCGTAGAAGAGTCCAAACATAGATGTCTTCTGTAAGACACCATTAATTATATTATTTCCATGTTTTTCATAACTGTCTACAGGTTCATAACTACCTACTCCAGTTTTTATATTCTTAAAATATTCTTTTACTCTAAGATCAGAGTATCCAAAAAATTTAAGTATATTTAAAACACCTTTATAACTTCCTATAAAAGGTTTTATGTTATGTGCTTCAAGTAAGAACTCTTTACGCTTAGCATTCAGTTTTTTAAAGTCGATACCTGCTCCTGTTATATCAGTATCTCTAAGAATTTTATATTCCTCCTCTCCAATATCTTCTCCTATATTTGAAAGAAGATCTACAAGTCTGTCATCTTCTCCTACAAATTCTGCATGCAGAGTAAGAGAAATAAGGATATCATCTATTTTTATAAAAATGTAATCTGTATATATACCAGCCTCTTTACCCTCAATTAGGTAATTTATACGGAGAGAAGTACTTGGAAAAGATTCAACAGGAGAAAGAGTTTTACTATCTGAAAGTTCTACTTCAGAGTTATTTTTAACATCATAGAACTTGATAGCAGAAAATTCAGTACCTACTTCTATATCCTCCTTGCTCTTTGGATAACCAAAGTTTTCTCCTATTTTTTCTACAATATGTAAACTCTCAGATGCTACAAGACCTACAGAACTACTTTCAAGAAAGATTGTACCTGAGTAGTAATCTTTCTTGTCTGTGGTACTTAGATGTAACTGTTCTCCTTTATTATTAAAAAATAGTAACTCTTTCATCTTTTAATCAAATATCATAAATCCAGCATCTTCCTCTTGTGCTTTCCATTTCTGCTCAATTTTTTCTATCATACTTTCTCCCTCACTACGGAGATCAGATATTTCAAGAGAGAATCCACCAAGAAGTTTAACATTACTGAATCCAATTACTCTACTTATATTCTTTTTAAGTTCTCCAACAACATAATCTTCAAAATCTACCATAGAATAAAGATACTCCTGGGGAATAGTTACAGTTATCTCTGCTACCAGATCTCTACCTGGAAGTGTAGCACCTCTTACAGTAAGTGCTTTTGTATATTCATTATAGTTATAACCGATTGTATCCAAAATGAATCTATTTCTAAATTCTTGAGTACTGGCAAGTGCCACACTTGAAAGCATAGAATCTGTATTACCCCAGATCATACTTGCATAGAGAAAAGATTGTGCACCAAAGTCTGTGTCCCAGATGATATCATTTGCCCATCCTGGTACAGCATGTGAAAGTTTAGTCACTGCAATTACACACTCTGGAAGAAGTATCTGTCTTTTTTGTTTATATAGACATGTAGATAAGAGATCAGGTTTAAGAATTAAGAGATCTGGATAACTACATCTGTCATCATTGTCCCAAAATCTTCTGGCTACTGTATCTACAAGTTTTTCAGCATATTTCATGTTACTGACAGCAGGAAGTGAATACCCATCCGTTGCCATAAGTATACAATGTTCAACAAATTCTTGTTTTGTCATTGGAAGAAAGTTTTAATATGTACCACAAAAGCAATGAATATATTTGAATACATTAATTTTTCCTCCACATATTATTTATAAGAATATTTTAAAAAATAAAAGCATATGGCAAAAGTAAAAAATTTTACAGGTAACCATACTGATTATGGACAGATAAATGATCACTTGTCCAGTATCGGTATTGATGGTACTGTTCTTGAAAATTATAGGGAGGCAGGAATTAAAGATTGGATACACACAGGTTGTTATCTTTTTAATGCTCAGATTGGAGGTAGTATTTTTAAAGGTATTCCAACTGGGAGAATTGTAACTATTGCAGGAGATCCAAAAACAGGGAAATCTTTTCTTACTTTAAACATAATAGCAAATGCACAGAAAGAGGGTTATTTTGTAGTTCTTTATGAAACAGAAAATTCCCCAGATAAAGATAGATTTAAAAGTCAGCATGTAAATGAGAAAATGCTCAGAGTTATACAACCTGAGACTCCAAATGAAATTACTACTTCCATAGTTAAACTTACAGAATCTCTCTTACAGACTAAAGAATCTGGGAAAGAGATTCCAAAAATAATGATTGTTGTTGATTCTATTTCTGCTCTTGTATCAGATAAAACTCTTAAAGATGCTAAAGCAGGAGATATAAAAACAGATATGGGATCTCTTGCCAGAGAACTTAAACAGATGTATAATATTGCAAGTAAAAGAATTGGAAAACTTGATATTCCAATGATATGTACAGCCCATGTTTATGAAAGAGATTCTGCTATGGGTAATTATAAAGAGACTGTGGTAAATGGAGGACAGGGTACAATTTATTATTCTTCTTTCATCACATATCTTAAAAAGAAATTTGAAAAAGAAGATCATGGTGATGAATATGATGCTTCCTTTAAGAAGAAGACAGGTATTATTGTAACTTCTAAAAATATAGAGGGTAGATTTACCAAACCTGTCGATATTTATATGAAAATCGATTTCTTAAAAGGAATGAATCCATATCTTGGACTTGAACATTTTGTAAGTATAGAAAGATGTGGAATTGGAAAAGGTAGACTTATGGATTATTTCTATATCCATAAAAAACTTGTGGATAAGAAAATCCTTAAAGAAGATGAACTTCTTTCTACTCCTTTCACTTTTAAACAAGTATATGATGTCATCAATAAAGATGAGAAAACTTATGCTATCCGTAACTTTGAAAGAGCAGTTGAACTTGGACATATTGTAGTTGTAGATGAGGCAGATGGTCTCCCAGAGAACAGAAAATATATGGTATCAGACTCTGTTCTTGAACTTACAGATCTTCCAAAGTACTACATTGGTGTTCCAAACGCTTCAAGTCCAGCATACGCTGTTGAACATCTTGGAAAAACAGTTAAATTTAAAGAACTTTTCAATGATGTTGTCTTTACAGATGAAGTACTTCACAAACTTGACAAATATATTGAACCTGCATTCTCTTTTGGAGAAGATGATAAAATTGATGAACATCAGGTTTTTGAAAGTGATGATGATGATGAAGACCTTGAATATATTAACTCACTTGAATTTTAAAAAAGATGACAATAGCAGATTATTTTAAAAAATATAAAACACTTATTGATGTAGAAAATGTAGAAAATTTACCCATGAAATTTACTACATCATCTGTGATTGATACAGAGCCAGATTCCATTCTTTATTTTGGATTTTATAAACCTAAAAAGAAGACAGTAACTTTGGAATTTCTTAGACAGGTATTTCCTGCTTTTCCAGATGATGGAATCTTAAAGTCACTTGATATGCTCGACACTTTGGGCTTCATTAAGTACTCAGATGAACAGGAGACATATTCTCTTGCTTAAAAGTAGACCGTTCAATTTTTTCTTTTATATGCAGACTCCCAACCAAATAATAGTAAGTTGGGAGTCTTTTTTAAATTTAAAATTCAAATTTAATAACAATGAAAAGACTTATCTATTTCCTTTAAGTCTTTCTTTAAGTTCTTTTATTGTTACAGTTTCTACCTTTACAGGTTTCTCTTTCTTTCCAATCTTATAATCTGGATTCATTGCTTTCTTATACAAGTAGTAAACTTCTTGAATATTCTTCTTTTCAAGGAACTTATTTGTAAATACACAAAGTTTCCACCAATCAGTATAAGTGATTATTTCTGGCTCTGTTTTTATTCTTGATGGAATATAACTACGGATAGCAAATTCCCAACCAAGATTTCTGGCTATCATTTTATTAACACTGTAAAACAGAGGAAGAAGTCTCTGTCTACCATCTTTACCCTCCATAAGTTTCTTTATATTTCCTCTTATTATAAGAGTATCAAACTTTTTCCAAACTATATCCAGATATGCAAGTCTGATTTTTGGAGGCATAAATGTAAGATTTATTCCTATTGGATTTACTTTACCATCTTTTGTCTTTCTATGACCTATACAGAGCATAATCGGAAGAGCCGAGTAGAAATCCAGTTGCTCCTTATACTTAGGATCAGAATAATCAAATGAGTAAATCTTACCTACCTGAAGAACAGCCCCAGATGAATCCTGTTCAAAAGGTTTTGTATTTCTTTTTACATAGGTCTCTGTAAACCATTTTTCAGAAGCACTTCTGAGTGTACTGTCTGAAATGCCTCTCCCTCTGAGTTCCTGTAAAAACTCAGAGGGAGAAAGTATGTAATTTAAACTTCGTTTCATGTTTTTATTTATAACAGAGGTTTGGCTATTTCAAAGAGATCTTTGTGTATATTATAAAAATTGTATGCTGTCTTATAATCTGGAAAGACAAATGTAGCATTTTTACTTTCTGTGCTTTGAATAGACACTATATTCTTAATTACACAGATGATATATTTTTCAGTTTTATCTGTAAAATCTGGATTGTAATCTTTGTAATCTTTAAAATAATATTGAAGAAGTTCTGATATACTTAGACTAGCCTCTGCAAGTTCTTTTGTAGGATAGAAGTTTCTATTTTTTAAGGAAGCCTCTTCAAGTTGCAAGACTTTCATAATATCCGAAGTTACACTTATATAGCAACCAGCAATTTTTCCAAGTTTCTTTCTCTTATCTTCTTCTTTCTTTTTAAGTACAATGTTCTCAAGTGTAGATTCTTCTACGCAGATTTCATATCCCTCAGGAATGTCTACTTTTATGCTTATTTTATCTTCAAGTTTCATAACAAATCTTCTTTATTCTTTTCTACAAATATCATTTCTTGAATCCTGTGACTATCTGCCGTAAGTTTTTTAATTACAGCAGTCACTTCATCTGACTTTTTCTGCAACTCTTCCATTTCTGCTTTAATCTTTGTAAGTTCTCTTTCATATATGTTATATGAAAGATCATTATTTCTTTTAAGTTCTGTGAGCATATACATTCGAACAGTATCCTCTGAACCTTTAAGTAAGAAAGTAGAAAGTTTTCCATACAGATATTTGCCATCAAGATCAGTTACCCTCCATACAACTTCATCTTCTTTTGTATTACTAATCATAAAAGATCCACCTTTTGCTCTTTCTGGAAGCATGTCTATTTTTGTATAATATGCAGGTTTTTCAAGATCTTTTGTAATTTCCAAATGTATTCTTTTGATCTCAGAAAGTTTATCCAGTACTAGTTCACTTTCCATCTTCTTATACATTTCATACTTTGTTCTCATTGTACTTAAGTATTAAAGAATTTACAATTTCAAGATCACTAAGCAAGACTTCATCTTTTGAATGTTTAAGTCTTTCTTCATATCCTTTCTTAAGTTTTTCAAGGATATAAAGTTCAAGTTCATCTGTGTCCATTTCAAGAACAAATTTAGGAAGTTCTCCATTTACTACATGTCCAAGAGAAATAACAGACCATTTTATATCATTATCATCTGCCCCAGTTACCATAAAACTTTCTACTTCATGATGTTCTGGAAGTCTGTTAAGTGTCCCGAAGTATGCAGGACTTTCAAGTCTCTGAAATATCCATGTGTGGAATGCAAGTATTTCCTGAAGTCTCACAAGAGTAATTGGAGACAGAGATGCTAAGTTATCATTCATTTCCTATTAAAATTTTAGATTTTTAAAGATTTTTTTAATTATAATATACATAAGTAAGTATTTAAATATCTTTTTTATCGTATTCATCATTTAAATATTTAGAAGTAAAAACAACTCCAAGTAGAAATCCTACCACAAGAGTTACAAATACCAAAATAGAAATATAAATGGCTACCATGATTTAAAGAAATGGTTTTGCTTTATAAAGGAGTTTACTTTGTTCTCTTACAAATCTTCTTGCTGTTTCTTCATTTACAAATGTAAGAGAACAATAACAATGATTTGAAGAACCTACTTGAATATCATATTCCAAATGATCTACATGATTAAAATGAACATACCAAAGTTTTTCTTCATAAATTTGCCCAATTTCAAATTTTACACCTTTATTATAATGGTTACGAAGATGTAAAAGTTGAGCCATAGCCAGAGAGGCTTCTGCATCCTCATAAGTAGGAAAAACACATCTTGTATTGTTACTCGGTTTTTGTTCTTTGTACTCTACAATTTCTGATTGTCCATTAATATAGTAACCCTCAATAGAATCCAGATCTTCCCATCTCATTCCATTATCTTTAATTAGAATAATGTTATCAGGTGTAGAACTGTAGTAATCTATTTTATAACCTGGTAAACTTTCAATAGCAGATAGTACTTGCTCTCCAAGTCTGCTTTTAATTTGTCTTTCTTTAAATGTACTCATTTTTTGTAAATTTTAAAAAGTTAAATACTTACTTTGTTTTATTTGTGTCTTCTTTTAAGTACTCAATAGCACAGGCTACTCCAAGTACAAATCCTACTGCTGAAGATAATAAACAGAGTATTATTATCATTACTACGGCTATCATTATTTTAAATCTTTAAATGTTGTATTAAATTCAACATCTTTGGTATTGTAGATATCTTCAAGTATTTCTCTTATGGCATCTTCAAATGAATCTGTTGCAAATTCAACCATTCCACCCTTACCATCATATGCTGTACCTGTATATGAAGTAAGTGATCCTGCTCGAGTGATTTCATAATCTTTAAGTTCAAATCCAGCAGTGTTAAGTATAAGTTCGATGATTTCTTTTCTTCTCATAATTTTAAGTTTTTATTTTTTTCTTGTTTCCAAAGATTCTTCTTACAAATTTCTTTATAAAAGATTCTTCTTCTATTGGATAAGTGATCACTGCACCATCTCCAAAGTCGATTATTACTTCACTTGGGTTACCTCCCTCAGTCATTTCCAGAAGTTCTTTAAGTGTAATACTTTCATTACTCACATTTTGAATTGCTATTTGTCTCATTTTTATAAAATTTTGTGTAAATATTCTATCATTTCGGTATATCCATATGTTTCAAATATCCATAGCATTGGACTCAGGTAAATATTTAAAGATTCTTGAAATTTAAATCTTTAAAAGAGTATATACAACATTATAAGCATTAATAATCATGGCAATTTATAACTTAGATACATTTGTAAATTCACTTCCAAAGAGTAAACTGAATCTTGACTATATCAAGCGTATAGCAGGACTTTCTACTGATTACTCTACTTTACATAAACTTGCAGGAGATACTACTGACCTTGATGCTTTTATTAATAAAGCAGATAGACTTTATGAAGATGAATCTTACAAGGATATGTCACTTAAAGATAGAATCAGATATATCAGAAACATATCCACAAACAATGATTTGGACTGGATTATTACAGCAGTTACAGATGATGTTATTGTCTATGATGATACAAATAAATTTCTTGATTTTTCTATTGATACAGAAGAATTTACTGATGCACAAGAAATTTTTATAAAAAATTCATATAAGAAGATACTTACTATGCTGAATTGGGACTCGGACAATGTAGCATGGGATACTTTTAAGCAATTTCTTATAGATGGTACTATTGCATATGAAATAGTTTATGAATATTCGACTAAGGAAGAAATAGAAAAACAGAAACTTGAAATAACAAAGAAAATCAATGGACTTCTGAATGAAATTAGAATCCTTAATGAGAATAAAGATGTAAATCTTAAAGAGAAGCAATCTGCTCTACTTCTTGAAAAACAGAAACTTGATAAAGAGAAGAACAGACTTGATCTTTTTATAAATAATGATTTTTCAAAACTTACTTCATCTTCACATTTTAAACATAAATTCTCTGAAATAAATTTTGACAACCGTATCCCAGTTGGTATCCTGGCTATAAAGCCTGTTCAGGATGTAAGTAGACTTTCAAGAGTTTATTATAACGATCCATCTGGAAAGCAATATAAACTTTGGAAATATACTTTTGAAAGTGGTAAGTTTAATATTCTTCCAGATAATGCCATTGTTATAGTTTCTTGGAACTCACTTCAAAATAATGAATCTCCTGTTATAATCTCTTATGCAGAGAGACTTATAAAGAATTATAACATCCAAAGATCTCTTGAAAATTCTAAGGTAGCCTGGACTATAATGAACTCTCAATTTAAAATGAAATTCATTATTCCAGTATCTGGAACTCTTACAGATAAAGTAAAACAGAGACTAAGAGAAATTTCTGATGAGAATAAACAGGAACTTCAAATAGATGATAGGAGTGGAGAGATTAAGATAGATGGTAAGCGTAATATACCCTGGACAAAGAATATTACAATGCCAAACCGTAGTGGAAATAGAACAGAAATAGAAAGTATAAAGAATGATGGATATGACATGTCGAACATGGAAATAGTTAATCATTTTTATAGAAAACTTAAAAATGACTCTCTAATTCCACATAACAGATTTGAACAAGAATCATCTTCTATTGTCCTATTTAAAGGAGATGGAGTTCCTTATGAAGAGGTTTCTTATTACAGATTTATCAATAGACTCCGTAATGGATTTAAAAATGTAATTTTAAAACCACTTTTACAGGCTGTATCGCTTGAGTACCCAGAATTTAAACTGGACTTTGCTCTTAGAGAGAAATTCAAATTCAAATTCAATTCATATTCTTACTACGAAAGTGCAAGAAAGTATGAACTTCTTTCTGTAAAAATGGATATGGCAGATAAAATGTTTAGATTTACAGATAACAACAATGATAGACTCTTTGATACTAAGGCTATCTTTGTAGATTATCTCGAAATCTTTACAGAAGATGAATATAAGAAACTTACAAAACTTGATGGAGAGCCTAACGAATAAAGTGCATTATACACTTAAAACTCTTGACCTGTACTCAAATATACAATCGGTGCAATCTCTTAGAGAAAGCACCGATTTTGTTATCTTGAAATTTAGATTACACATACATACTTATCTTACTTTCGCTATTCATAAAAGGGTAGATATGGTAGAAATCAGAATCAGAAATTCTGTTATTCCTATCTATAAACCACTTACCCCCACAAACATAGATCTTATAAGACTTTTTAAAGATTACTTCGTACGACTTAGAGAAAATAATGTAAATTACTACAAAGAAACACTTTCACTTCTTCTTGATATTATTTATAAAATATACCGAAGAGACACAAAAAGGTATAAAATAGATTATCTTTCACTTCCTGCACTTACTCTTGATTGTTATTTTTTCAGAAATAAACTTTCAGATGATGAAGTAAGTGAGGAGATAGAAGACCAAATGAAGAATCTTATAAAGACAGTAAATGCATTATGACATCAGTAGAAAGTTTTGAACATCATATAACAAGAAAGACAAATATAAAAAGTGAAAGTATAAAATTTCCCCAGAGATTTGTCCCAGAACATACACAGATGATTGGAATCTACTACCTGGAAAATGGAGATCCAGCACTTGTAACTATTTCTATTGGAAAGTATACACTCACTACTGGAGATACTCTTTCAGATATTATTGTTCCCATTTTTACACCTATTGATGACATTATTCGTATAACAGGAAATGGAATTGATTTTAACATGTCCAGACAATCACTACTTGATAAGGTAGACACCTGTAACCTTTCACTACTTAAAAATGATGTGTTTGAGCAAGTTCTTCTTTATAAGATTCAACTTACCTTGCTTCTTGAAATAATACCACTTGCATCACTGGATATTCTTCCAGATATTCTATCTTTCAATGGACTTTGTGGTAGTATACTCTTTCCTCCTGGAATGGATCTTCTTCATGAACTCTATGTAAAACTACATTCAAAAGCACAAGATGGTATATCAGAACATAGAGATTTTGTTTGTCACAGTATTACTCGTGATCTTGTTTCTACTGTTGATACAGGTAGTCATAAAAACATACTTTCTATGTCACTTACTGTTCTTAGAAGATATCTTTTTGAACTTTGTACCCTTTCTGAAATCTTAAAATATGAAAATGGAAACTGATATAAAAACTTACTCAGAAAAACTTACTAAATTTCTTAGAGATCCTTATGTTTCACTTGATCTTCTTTCTTTTAAGGAAGATACTCAAACCTATTCTCTTAAAGTAAATGGACATACTGGTATAGGAATTGAATACCAAGATATCTTTTATATCTTACTTTACAATGGAAGTCTCTATAAAATAAAACTTCCAAAAGAGAAGCCAGTTATTTCTATTGATGTCCTTTCAGATGCTAAGGAGAAAATAGGTAACAAATGGAACATAGATACTATTGTTGTTTATAACACAGAAACTAATGAAACTAAAGAGATTACACTTCCTAAGCCATTCAAAGAATATAATAGAGGTATTCGTGCTATGAAACTTAAATCTATTTGTAAAGAACCAAATGTCCAGGTTCTGAATAGAGAAGCAATAATGGAATTTTAAATTTTAACCCTTAAATAATATAAACAAAAATAATATGGTATTAAATACACAAAAACTTTCGGATAAAGAATTCATTTCTAAGTATTTTGATTTCAAAATTGTAGAGAAATCATATATGCATTACAATCAACTACTTGAAATGTATAAAAATTTACATGATATTCCAGTTACAGAACTTGCACTTCTTTCAAGATATAACACAGACAAACTTATTGAAGTTCTTAGACAGTACCAAGAGAAGATAAACTCAAATGAGATTCTTTCTTCTCCTGTTCTTGAAACTTTTAAAGTAGAAAGTTCAAAGATTTATAATGACCATTTAGTTCTTGGAGCAGATGGACAACCTCAAAGAGATGCAAATGGAATGCCAAAAATTAAGAATCCAGAGTCTTACACAATGCAACTTGATAATCTTAAAAAGAAACTTTCTACAGAAGAACAATCGGTTGATGACCTTATCCAGAAGAGTAATGAAGAATTTGGAAAGATTTCACAAGAAGTTATCCCTACTGAACTTGCAACTCTTGATATTTCCAAACTTCTTGAAAGAAATGACATTACAGCAGAAATGCTAGTATTCCTTACTCAAATGGAAAACTTTATTTAAAAGAACCCTACTCACTTATTTCAATCATCATTTGTGCTTATTTTTTAGGAGATTGCCCAGATTTTTCATCTTGGGCAATTTTTATAAATTCCCTTTTTACACACATAAGTATAGTACGGATTCCTGGTCTTTCAGATGGGTTATATTCATATCCAAGTCCAGATATCATATAATTTCCAGAGTAAAGTGTATTTATACTTTCTTGAGAATATCCATTTCCTTTTAAAGCATCATCTCCGTAGTTCAGTATCGAGTCTCCCTCATTAAACAGAAGAATAGGTACAAGTTGATAAAGATTTACTTCTGTACAAATTCCTGAAAGTACAACCCTTAAAGTAATCTTTCCATTTTCTCTATTATTACTTCTATTACCAAGTTCAGAGAAGTTATAATTTTTATGTACATTTTCAGATTGAAGCCACTTATTTAAGTATCTTACATTCTTTGTATGATCATCTTCTTTTCTACCTTTAAGAATAATAGCATTCTCATCTTTTGAAGTTATAGTCTCATGGAAGAATTCCTCCATTTTCTTTTCTTTCTTATTGTAATAGAAAACTATTTGTCTATGTCCTATTGATGTACTTATAGAACTTGAAGAATTTAGAAGATTTACTTCTACTATTCTTTTATTTGTTCCAAGAAGATATGAATGATTAGAAAGGAAAAATTCTTCAAGTACACCCTCATCTTCTTTTCCTCCATTACCAAAGTGATGATCTTCTGTCTGCAAGATATTTGTAATTTTTCTCATTTCTTTTACAGTAAGATCAGAGTGTATACTTGATGGTTCTATAAAATTCAGGTAGTAATGAAGATCCACAGATGATGTAAAATACTTATCATCTCCCAAGTATGCATGTTCAAGAACATCTGCAGAAAGAAAATCATAGGGAGATTTAAGTGGACAGATCCAAGTCATCTTATCCTGTGTATCTCCCTCTATATTGCTACTTACTCCAAGTCCAAGTTCTTTTGCTACTTCTTTAAAAACTCCAAAAGATGACATTTCTTTATAACTTTTTAGAGTAGGAATATGAATACCCTCTATTCTAAGTTCTGCTGTAATAGTAATCTGATTTCCATATTCTTTTACAGTAAGTATATTATAATCTCCTCTTATATGTTTAAAATCTGGATTTTTACTTCTTATATAAAGAGAAAGTAAGTCACCATCTTTTGGAAAGTACTTATTTCTAAATTCAGAACTTAAATCAGTAAATGTAAGTGTTAAATTTGGTAAAAAATCTACACCACTTACCACTTTAAAATATGAAATATTTGGTACAATATATCCAAGTATTTTAACAAGTGGAGATAAGTATCCATATTTAAGAGTATCCAAATCCTCAGTTTTTACAGGAGTACCTGTTGAGTAGTCTGTATCTGGAACTGTAAGTTTTTCAAGTTCTATTGTAGGGTCAGAAATTACCGAAACTATCTTCATATCTGTTTATATACCTACCATCTTTACAGAGTACATATTCTCAAACAATATAAACCTTTATCTTATGTCAGATGACCTGTATTCAAAAGCAAAATCATTTGCTGGATTTAAATATTCAATGAATCCATCACTTAATAATGATAGCGCAAGACATGTGGATTGTTCACGCTTTGCCAGTGCTGTTGTTGGTGTTCCCAGAGATACCAGTGAGGGACTTTATGCTAAGGCAGTTAACAATGGTACAGCAAGAGATATTACTGGACTCTCTGGAGCATCCAGCGGTCTTAAAGAGGGAGATATGGTATTCTTCGATACTGGACCCAGAGGATTTGATAAAGGTAGAAAATATGGAATAGATCATGTTGCAGTAGTTGTTAAAAACCCAAATACTGGAAAACTTGAACTTCATGAAAGTGTAGGAGGTAAAGGAGTTATACAGAGAGACCTCGATACTGCACTTGCCAAATATAACAATGGAAAAAGACCTACAAAAGTTTATGCTGGTACTTTTCAAGGAAAGACTCCAAAAGTAGGTGGACAAACAGTATCTGATCCTACTGATAAAAATACTATTCATTCTACATACAGACAATCGTCATCTGTTGGACTTGGTAAAGATCAACAATTTTCAAGAGCCACTGTCCGTAGAAGTTCTATACAGGGAAGACATGATGTAGGTAGTGAGGGATACTCAGAAAAGCATAAAGTAGACAACTTATCCAGGGACAGTGCTGGACATAACTTTAAAACTCAATATGGTGTAAAATCCAGATTTAATTCTTATGCTATCCTTGTCCATCCAGCAAGTGATGGAGAAAATCATGCAGAAGACTATCAACTTGGAGAAGATGGAATTTATAGTAAGGAAGCCAGACAAGTTACATTTGCTAAACTTCTTGAATATGGAGATAACAATCCACAAGAACCTTACTCTGCATATGACTTCCTGTTCTGTAAATATCATAAAATAGCACCTATTAATAGAATGGTTACTCTCCGTAGATATCCATTCGCCACATATGATGATCTTGTATTTCCTATTGGAGATATGGGTGTAGATTCTATACCTCCTGTTGCACAGGCTGTCACTTACTTTGGAGAGGGTACAGACAATTTACTTAAAGAAATTCTTCCTGTAACTGGACAAATATCTTGGGAAGAAATTACAGCAAAAGTACATGATCACGATCTACCAAGTAATCCAGGAATAGAATCTGATTTCTTGGGTAATTTTATACCATCTCCAATTGCAAAAGGTGTAGCACTTCTTAATGGAAATTCAGGAGGAGATCTTGGAGGTAGAAGTAATGCTTCTTCGGATGCTCAAAAGCAGGGATCTGGATTTGATTATACCAATCATCAACTGGGTCCAGTAAATGTCATTAATAAAGTAAATGTCAGAGGTACAGGAATTGGAGCTGAATATTCGGCTACTCTTACATTTGAATATAAACTTAGAACATATGATGGAATAAATCCAAGAATAGCAATGCTTGACTTAATCTTCAACTTACTTGCTTTGTCTTTCCAAAATGCTAAGTTCTGGGGAGGTGCTAACAGATTCTTTGGTGGACACAAACCACAATTTGGATTTATGGGTGGAGATAAAGCCAGACAGGCTATGTTCTCTGGAGATTACAAAGGATACTTTGATGCTACAATGAGCAGTATTAAAAATGCATTCGGTATTGTTGCAGATACTTTTATGAATGTCATCAATGGACTTCTATCTGGAGATTTTTCTGCTCTCAAAGGTGTTATCTCTGGAGTAGGTGGAGCAATGATAGAAGCCTCTACTTATAACAGTAGACCAAAGCAGATTGCTATTCATTCCTTACTTTCTGGACTTCCTACTGGAGAATGGCATCTGACTATTGGAAATCCACTACACCCTATTGCTAGAATTGGAAATCTTATAGTAGAAGAATTTTCTATTGAACTTGGAGATGAACTTGGTATGGATGATTTCCCTACTGAACTTAAATATACAGTTAAACTTAAAAGTGGTAGACCAAGAGATAAAGCAGAACTTGAAAGTATGTTCATAGATGGTGGTGGTAGAGCATACAACCCTCCACATGGATTTATGGATATCATTAACCATACTTCTGCTACTTCTTCAAATGCCAATCCTGTGGCAGGTAAAGATAATATAAACAGAGGTGGAAATTCTGCAAGGAGATCAACTACTGCTCCAAAGAGAGAAGCAGGTGGTACTTATAATTATGGTGTAGTAAGTTTGGGTAAAGTATATTAATTAAAAACTAACATTTACTCAAATTGTTACTATTTATAAAATTTTAAGACAATGGTTGATTACGATTATGATATAGATGATTCTTCCTATGAAGAAAATGACAATTCTTTTGAAGATTTTGGTATAAATCTCGGTATAGACTCTAATGGTGTACCCATTCTACCTACTGTAATTAAACATACAGAAAGTGAACAAAATGTAGAACCTACAATAGTATATGCAGATGCTTTGCAGGTAAATGGGACACCTGTTGAAGAAGTGAAAGAAGTAAAAAATACTCCTACTATGCAAGAAGTAGAATCTCCTATTATTGCTATCTTAAATAAAGCAAATAAAGAGATTACAAATGTAAATGTTTCAACAGAAATAGAAATAGCCCCTGTTTCCCTGCTTACTACTCTCAGGGATACACTTGACCCTGAAGAATGTGAAAGTGCTTTCCTTTCTATTATAAAATCTAATATAGAAAGAAATATAGATAATATTGCCAAAGATATTCTAAGTACAATACTCAAGAAGACACGAGGAGGTACTCAGAAGAAATTAAAACCACAAGTAAATATTGAAAGTCCAAAGACAGTTGAAGATGGCTACACTGATGTCTCTTCTGTCGAAGATTAATATAATTGTGATGTTTTTGTTGTGATTCATTTTGGAGAGTAGATTTTTATGTGTGGTCTGCTCTCCTTTTTGTACAGATATATAAAGTCACTTTTTTATAAAAAGAAGAATGGAACTTCCAATAATAGAACCCTCATTTTTTGAAAGAAATCTAAAAAATATAGATACTCCAGATGGTACATTTGTAGATTTTGCATACAGAGATATGATAGTTGATAAAGATGACACAACTATTATGAGTTCTCCTATTCTTGTCACAGAGGAGTTTAATGGAAGACCTGATCTTCTTGCACTTGCTATTTTTGGAGATCAATCAAAGTTCGATATTATTTGTGAATATAATTCACTTTCTGATCCATTTTCTATTACAGCAGGAGATATTCTTTATATTCCTACTTCAGAAACCCTTTCACTTAACAACAGAGTTATAGCACAGGGACTTTCTAAGGTAATAGAAAAAGATGATACCTTGGGAGGAAAACTTAATCTTCCAAATAAGAGTATGCAGGAACTTAATTCCAAAATACAGAAGATTGATCCAGGTAGAAGTAAACTCAGAGGTAATGTTTCTCTGAGTGAACCTGTTCGTACACCAAATATGACAACTACTCCACCTACTACATTTGTACAAAATGGAGAAATTGAACTTGGTACAAATCTGGGTAGTAAAGTTTGTAAAACAGCAATGACTGATACACAATCACTTGCTTACAGTATAAGAGAAGCAGTTCTTAGAAAAATAAAAGACAAAAAGTAAAGGTATTTTTCATTTTATAGATTATTTTAGTAAACAGTGAAGCCTGTCAAAAATTAAAACTTTGACAGGCTTCTGTTTATGAATTTAATCAAAAATGAGACTTACTCTTATCTATTAGAGTTTAAAAAGTTTAACTCCCAAAGTTACTACAACTTCAAGTTTTGGATTAAGTGGATTTACACCTACTCCAAGAAGTGCATTATACTTAACAATACCAAGACCTATACCTCCTGTTTTTCTACCATCTGTATCTGTAATAATACTGCTACCAAGTGTACTCCACAGGTACAGTCCATTTGATGATGCTTTCTGGGAGGCTTTTACATTGTCTTCTGTATTCTTTACTTTATCTTTAAGAATACTTTCAAGCACTTCATGATCTTTATTCATTTTTTCAAGAGTACTTGCTTTATCTTCAAGAATTGTAATAACTTTATTTTTACCTTTTACCACATCTTCAAGTTCAGTAATTTTACTTTTCAGAAGTTTTACTTCTCCTCTCAGAAGTCTTTCATTTGTGATAATCTTTGCAATTTCTATCTTCTTATTTCTATCAAGAATGATACTACCACTCGGGTATGAACCGTGCGTTTGCGATGATAGAGTCTGCTTTCCTACCATCAATATCATTAACAGTGCTAATTTTTTGATCATAATGCCTTTGGATTTTTGCGTTAATATCTTCAATTTGTTTTTCTTTTATAACAATCTCATATTTCATTACTGGAAGTTTTTGATTCAGTATTCTTAAACTGTCTCTACTTTCCACTATTCTACTTTCCACTACTTTATCAGCAGTAGTGGTTGTAGGAACTTGAACAAGTGCACCTGGATTACTGTGTCTTGTTGTAATCCAGTTCACTACGAGGATTACTGCTACTGTAATAAGTATTCTACCTACAGCAGTACCCCAACCCTTAAATCCTTCTGGTAGTTGTATCATACTTTTACTTTTTAACTTGTTAAAACTCAGAAATTAAACAATATGTGAAAAGATTTTGACCTTTTGTATAATCAAGGAATTTAACAAATTTTTCCACATCATTAGTAACTTGACATCCTGTACTCCAACCACCTACTATCCAATTCCAAACTCTGCTTGAATAGTTGTGTGTATTAGTGTGGAAATTTATACCGATTCCATATTCCCAAGCAGGTTCTCCACTGTCTCCACTTTTCTTATTCTTATTACCATCTCTGATAATTTTAAATCCACCAGTTTGTTTAAGTGCTGGACTTTTTCCTTTATGAAGACCTCTTGACCATACTCCGTAATACCATTCATCACTTTTTACAACTGCTACTCCTTTCTTATTCCAAAGAGAGAAATTCATAAGACCATAACTTCCTGGATTTGTAGTTCCAGTAAGGGTATCTATAAGTGTTTCTCCTTTAAAGATATAAAACTTATCATCAAACACATCATAAGTATCCTCCTGGCTACGGATACCAAGAATCCAATATCCAGTTGGAATTCCTTTAAAACTTGACAGACCCTTTACTTTACCCAAAAGTTGAGTTGTCGAATAATCTCCTACTTTAGTGTATTCACTCATATTTTTAGATTTTTAAAAATTAATGCAGTTTTATTTACCTATTTTAAAAAGAATTAGACATCCCAGAGTATGAGATGTCTAATTTTTAAGTATTTTTAAAGGTTTTTATATTTCTTTAAAGAGGTGTGCCATCTGGGATATCTCTTCTCAGTACTCCTTCATCATATTTTCTGCTATTATACAGAGGTCTAGCATTGTCCTCTATTATTACGGTGCTTACCTGTGGTACTTTATCTGACATGAAATAACTTCTTTGATGTTTTACAGGTATGCTCTTACTAAGAACTCTTATATTTGTAAGCTGTCCTACTCCTGCTGTAATGTACATTGTTTCATCTTTAAGTATAATTTCATCTTTAAGTGGTATTTCTTTTTCGAACACAGGAAGTTTCTTATTTCTTTCCCAAATATAAAGACCCAAGAATCTATGTTGATTACTGAAATTAACTACCACAGTATACCAAGTTTTAGGTAGAAGACCGATGTCTATAGAGTAAAGAACATTAAAGTTATTATCAAGAACTTCAAAAACTTTACCACTTATTTGAATATTTAAGATTTCTCCAATAGTACCCAGGTTTAAAATAGGTAAAGTACTTAGTACTCCTGTAAAACTCTTGTTTGTAAAATATTTTTCATCTTCTTCCCTTGTAATAAAACTGCCATCTGAAAGTTTTGTACCTACACCAAGAAGTCTATGTGGGTTTGATTCTATGACTCCATTCTCTGCTTTCACTTCCAAAATATCTTCTTCAAATCTTAAAGTAGTACTAAGTGATATACCATCATCTTTCGATAGATTTATTTCATTTTTATACATTACAAGAACTTCTCCAAGTGACATTTCTTTCATTTCATAAAAGTGATTAAACATTCGAGTTCCAGAGTTCATAAGTGTTTTATCTTTTATAATTACCTTATCTGAAAGTATACTTCTCTGAGAATCGGTAGTTAGAGTAAAGGCATGATCATCTGTTGTACCTCTTGAACTTAGGAATTCATCTTCTATCTCTTTAGAGAAGATTTCTTCTGTACTTATCAGAATATTTTCAAGAGTCTCTGTTACACCAGGTTCATTTATAATAGATTTTTTACCCTCATAAGTAGAAAGTTTAAGTGTATATGAGGTAGGTTCTCCTGCTACATCTCTTTCTGTAAAGAATGAAAGTACAGAGTACATTCTGTTTACGCTTTTTATATAAAGGAAATCTCCAACAGTAGGTGTTACACCTTTACCATAGACATCTGAGAATGTTTTTACACTTATTTCTATTTCAAAACTTTCCCAATCCAGTCCCCATTCTTTATATTCTGGCTTCTCTGTAGGGATTATATTGTCTTTAATATGAACACCAAGACAGACACCCTCACTACCCTCATAAATTCCAAATTCATTAAGAATCACATCTCTTGAAGTGTCAATTCCAGATATTTTAAAGTATGTCACAGGAGTACTTAAAGTATTTTGTATCCAAGAATTTAGTTTACTTTGAGTTTCTTTTACAGCTTCAGTAACTTTCTCATTTAGATTACTTTCAGATTTTACAAAGCCAACTGGATTTATTTTCTTTTCTCCTTTATCTTCAATGATTACTTCATGAATAAAAATCTGTTCATCTACATAGTAAGGATTCTGCATTTCATATTCAAGAGTTACCCAAACTTTTGTATCTGTAGGAATCTCCAAGAATTTACTTCCAGACATTTTAATTCTTGTGGAGTAATTTTTATCATCTTTGCTCCAAGAGTAATATTTCATATATCCAACTCTGGGAGTTACTCCAGTTATACTCTCTTTTACAATTTCTACCTGCGAAATATCACAGGTAGAAAATTTTCCAGTTACCGAATGTAAATTTGTAACAAGATTTTTATTTTTTATTATTTCCATAAGATACTAAGTACTTCTGTAATATCGGTTTTATATATCCATGCCAAAATTAAAGATCCAAGTGTTCCAAATGTTTTAAGTGCACTTGACCATTTAAAAATTGGACTATATTTTACATAATAGACATCGTACGAAGAATTGAAGTAGACATCATATGACATTTCTATAAGTCCATGCATTCCACTACCATAAAGAACATAATTCAGATCTTCAAGTTCTCTTGAAAGGCTATCTTCTGGGACACTTCTTACTCCAATAGGTAAAAGAATACAGAGGTAAAGAGTACCCCAGAAATTTACTTTAATATTCTTATCTTCTACTTCTGGTATTCTATATCTCTTTTGAATTACATCGTTCTCTATTATTGCCCTGAATGATTTTTTAATTTGAAATAGATTGTATACCTCTACAAATGTAGGTATAATGCCATAAAGTGTTTTGTAAATGATTCTCATTTTTATAAAATTTTTTAATTTTTAAAACATATTTAATATGAGAATAATATCATTTTTATAAAAAATTTGATTATTAAATAAAAAATTAAAATCCTTTTATATGATAATAAGTACAAATACAAATCTGGACAAATGTTGCTCTGGATGTGATGAAGATAAAAAATCTTTGCAAGTAGGATTCCAAAATGGAACATGTACCTTTGGAACACCTGCTATAAATATTCCACTCTGTCAGAGTCTTTTATCTCTTCCAGAGGGTACAGATATATCAGGTGGAACATCTACCCTGTCTCTGGGTCCCGGGGAATATAAAACACTTTCACTTTGTGATACAGGAAATATTCAAGTTATTCAAGTTCCTACTGGAATGTCTGTGTATTGGAGATATAAAACTCCAGAGATTAAGTATCCTTGTTCTCCAAAGTCAAATGAGATATCTTACTCTCTTAAACTTGTATCTGTAACAAATATACTTTCAGATTTTCCAAAAGTAACCTTGCAACTTACACTTGCTCATAAAAACAATGAAGATTCTACCATAGAAGAGGAAATTGGTATGTTTGATGTTATAGGAAAGAAAGTAGGTAAGGGACTTGTGAAGATAGAAAGCAAAATTAAACATTCTTACAAAAACAGAATATTTGAATTTAACCTTTCAGGACTCCAACTTCTCTATACATCTTCTTCTGTAAAAGATAAGATTTCAAAAATTAATGGTATTCAGGATTACTTACTTCCAGAAGAAGAAACAAGAGAATATCTTGTTGGTTATTACTCAGATATAAAGGCTTTACAGAGAGAGGGAGATACAGAAGTTTTAAGAGAGATTATAAAAATCTTGGACACAGAAGTTCCTGGACTTTCTGAACTTGAATCACTTGGAAAAACTCCAAAACTTGAACTTTTATGTCTATCAATCTCTGGAGATGTAAGAGCAAATGTTCTTTCTTCTACTTCTGAAAAGATTACATACTCCATCTCTTCTTATTTCTTTGAGGCATCTCCTATGGTACTTCTTCAGGGTAAAGACATTTCATATCCCATAGAACTTTATAACCCTATGGATGTAAAACTTCCTGTTACTGTTTTCGTTTTAAAAATAAGAGAGAAAGATAAAGAAGAAGAGAATAAAAATGTAATTGCAAAGAAGATATCTCATGTTTTTGGGACTACCATGGATTACATAGGAAACTAATACAAATGTGAAATTATAACATTCTTACAAAGATAAAAAATTTATTAATTCAAAAATTTTAAAACTCATGACAAAAGATGAAGTAATCAGCCAAGTTGCTACTGAAACTGGCTTTACAAAGAAAGATGTTGCTTCTGTTATAGCATCATTTGGAAATGTGCTTACTAAGGCACTTACAAACAAAGACAAAATTGCTCTTCCAGAACTTGGAACTTGGTCTACTAAGGAAAGATCTGCAAGAAAGATTAAAGCACCGAATGATCCATCAAGAATCATCGATGTTCCTGCTACAACTGTGGTAAAATACTTACCTGCAAAACCTATTAGAGATGCAGTAGCAGGAAAGAAATAGAAAAAGTCATTTTATTCTTATTTAGTTAAATTGTGTTCCCACCCAAATCCCACTGGTGGGAACATTTTTATTTTATTTGTGATATTATTTACAAAAATTTAAATCTTTAAATATTTTATAAAATGGATACATTAAATGAACTTTTCATTCCAGGTAAACTTACTGTACTTCTTGATCAATCAGCAGGTAGTTCTGGTAAAGGAAAACTTGAAGAATTTATATCTGCAAACTCTTCAAATATTGATTTTGTTGTCAATACTTTCATGCACCAAGCATCGCATATAGTAGATGGAGAGAAAGTAGATGGTACACCTTTCACTTATTGTTATAAAAATTTAAATTCTAATGCACACAGACATGAAGAATTTGAAAAAATGTATATCACTCAGGGTGCTGTAATTAATCTCGAATCTTTACTTAAAGAAATAGAAGATTCTGGAATACCAAGAGAGAAGATAGGTATTTCTCCACTTGCAGGTATAACAACTACACTTGATAAAAATTATGAAAAAGGACTTGCAGGTTTTGATGGAGAAGAAATTGATACGAGTAAGCACTCAGTAATTTCATCTGGAACAACAGCCTCCGGGGCTGGGGCTACACTTGGAAGAAAAATAATGAGAAGAGGAAATATTCTACTTGCCAGAGATGTCCCAGAACTTTCAGATATGATATGTGATACAACAGAAGAAATACTTGAGAGACTTTCAAAGGGTCAAAGTGGACTTCTTACAGTAGCACAGGGTTTCCAACTTTCACTTGGACTTCCAGAGTTTTATCCTTATACAACCAGTAGAAATGTAACTGTTGTATCTGCACTTAATGATTGTATGCTTCCTGTGACTGTACTTGGAAATGTAATTATAAATTGCCGTGCACATAACATAAGAATAAATTCTAAGAAATATGTTCTTTCAAAAAATGAAATTCAAGTATCTTCGGAAGATGTAGATTACTACAAAGAACATAGACTTGTTGATCATATAAAAGAAAATGAAGATGGTATATTTACAGTTTACTTACATAAAGGAGAACATTTATACTTTGAAGAAGTTAAAAGTGAAAAATTCCCATATCAAGAGATAGAATCAAATTCTGGAGGTGGATACTCAGATCAAGAGGAGATCACTTGGGAACAGGTAGAAAGGGAGGCATGTATTCAAATTCCAACTGATGCTATAATGACCAGTCTTACAAAACTACCAAGAAGAGTCTTTACTTTCTCTAAACTTGGACTTTCTCAATGTATCAGATATAATCAAACTCCACACAAAATCTACATTTCTCTTAATTTTGTAAATTGGATAGATGGTACAATGGAGGGTATAAACAATGAAAAACTTAAAGATCTCCCTGGTGTATCTCCAAAAGTTAAAGATTTTATTTCTGAGTATATCATTCCAGTTGTTGAACCTTTTGAGAATGTAGAACTTAAATTCTTAGGGACAGGTAGACATCTCAGAGATATGATAGTACTTTAATATACAAAAAACACAAAATATGTACATACTTGTAGATTTTAACTATATCTTTTACAGGATACTCTTTGCTAAGACTACTGGTTCTGCATATCCTGTAAATGATATGGACAAACAAGAACTTAAAAGAGATATTCTCTCATCTATCTTATCGACCATTATACAATATCCAGATCTTAAAGGTCTAATTTTCTGTGCAGATGGTGGAACAAGTTGGAGAACTTCTATATCTGGAAATGAAAATTATAAGGCAAATAGATCAGATAGACATTCAAAAGTTGATATGGAGAGTGCCATGTATGTCTTCTCAGATATTTTAAATGTTCTCAAAAACTCTGGGATACCAGTTCTTAAAGCTTCTACCATAGAGGGAGATGATTGGTGCTGTTGTCTTTCTCATCTTCTTTATAAACAAGGGATATCTTCTCTTATACTTTCTGGGGATAAAGACCTTTTCCAACTTCTAAAAGCAGAAGATGACTTTTCAAAGTATGTGGTAATGTATAATCAGTTCGATCAAATGCATTATCTCCCAAAGCCTATACCAGATACAGCAGTTGATATCTTCTCACTTGATAAAATTGGAAATTTATCTGTTTTCTCTATGGCTCATACTGTCACAGACCCAGAAAAGATCTCTTTTGTAAAAATCTTATCTGGAGATAAATCCGATAATGTGCCAAGTGCATATACTTATACTACTAAAAGTGGAAAGAGTACATTTGGATTTACAGAGAAGAGAGTGGAAAGACTTCTTGAAAATAAGAGAAATTTTTTATCTCTTCCAAAGATTATAGAAAACCATGTAGATAGAATATCACTTGCAAAGAGTATGATAGAAACTGTAAGTACAAAAGATGATCCATCTGATATGGAGGTACTCACGGAGATTAATCAAGGACTTGAAAGAAATATAAAAGCCTGTTACCTTAGTCCATCTGTTTATCCACTTCATATAAAGACTACAATTCTGAATACTATAAAACAGGTACTTTCATCTTCTGTAAAGAATAAAAGTTATACATCTATACTTACAGCTCTTGTAGGAGAATATTCTACTGGAAATGTCTATTATAAAGATGTTTAAAATTTTTTAAAAATATAAAGATTTATGGATCTCTTTGAATATAGAAATGTAATATTTGATAAGGAAAAATTTTCGAAAGTAGAAGATTCTATTAAAAAGAAACATTATTTTATGCTTCTTAGATTTTTCTCTATAAGGTATCCTGTAGAAGCCTCACAACTTTCACAAATACCTTATAATATAGGTACAAAAGTTATTCATTCTGTTCTTTCAAGAAGTTACACAGGTAGACTTCCATCTTGGGTTTATACAAAAGGTAATTCTTCTAAGGAAGACAAGAAAGACCCACTTTCTTCTATTTCAAAAGAGGCTAAGGACTTGTATGCTCAAAAAATAGAAGCAGATACAAAGGATACTACTTTTCTTTACTTGAGTCCTACTGAGGAAGATATCCGTAAACTTAAAAATATCCAGAGTTATCTTGATAAATAAAAGATAAGTGATTTCTTTATCATTTTATCTGGTTTTAACTTTTTTCTTAAACACTTATTTAGAAATTATGGGCAGGGTCTTTGCCACCCTGTTCAGCCCGAGTTACCGAAAGCCTTGTCCTTTCGGTAACATTTTTTAAGAGAGTACATAGAGCAAACTTTTCTTGTAATGACAGAAAAACTGCTTTTCGATATAAATGACTCTATTGGAAGAATAGAACTTATAATGCTTCAACAAAAGAGTAAATCAAGTTCTCCTACACAAACTGTAGATTCTTCCACAATAGGTGCAAACTCAAAATCTAAAAATTCTAAAAAGAATGGAATAGAATCTCTTGATCCTGCTACTTATGACAGTGTAACAGGTATGCTTACTGCAATGAGTAAGGTTAAAGATACTAATGCTTCTGCTATTGGAAATATAACAGATACACTTTCCAAACTTACAGATGTAATTAAAGATGTAGATATTACAAAGATAGATTCTGTATCTTCCACTATGTCTTCTATTTCATCTGCACTTCTTGGATTTGGATTTAAACTTACACTTGCTACTCCTCTACTTATAACAAGTAGACTTGCCTTGCCTATTGCAGAAAGTATAATCAAGAGTCTTTCATCTCTTCCTAATATAAGTAAAGATCTCTCAGGTACAGAAAAACTACTTACAGATGTAAGTTCTATAACTTCATCTCTTTTCAAAGTGGGTGCTACACTTACACTCTTGGCTCCACTTATGATAACTTCTATACCTGGACTCATCATGGCAACTACTGTGATTCTTCCACTTCTTTCACTAATGGCAATTACATCGGTTGAGAATCATTCAAAGTTTCAGGGAATGCAGGAGTCTATGAAAGATCTTTCTATCGGACTTCTTTATCTTACAGGAACATTTATGCTACTCTCTGTGGCTTCAGAGTATGTTCCTGTTACACCTACTGCTATCATTACAGGATTTGGACTTCTCTTACTTTCAGCAGGTGCTATGTCACTTATTGGAATGCTTCCAGAAAACAGTATAGAAAGAGGTGCTTCCGTAGTTAAACAAATTAGTCTTTCTATGCTCATTTTTGGTGGTAGTATGGCTATCCTTTCACTTGTTGGAGAAATGATAATAGAGAGTGCCTCAGGTGTAGCAGTTGGACTCTCTATGATGGTACTCTCTGGACTTGCTTTTGCAGGTGTCGGACTACTGGCTCCACAAATTAAGCAGGGATCATTTGCTGTTGCTGTAATGGGACTTTCACTCCTTGTCTTCTCTGCTTCACTTGTTCTAAGTTCTGCAATCATTCAGGCTATGCCAGAGGGTACAGCATCTGGACTTCTTGGAGTAGGTCTTGCACTTATTACTTTTGGAGCGATTTTTGCCCTGGCAGGTCTTGTCTCTTCGCAGATTTTACAGGGATCACTTTCTGTGGGACTTATGTCACTTTCTCTACTTCTATTTGGATTTACACTTGGATACCTGAATGAAAAATGGGCAGATGTACCTACAGATTTCCTTTGGCAGTTTCCACTCTTCCTGTTTGGAGTTGGAACCGTATTCGTCCTGGCTGGATATGCTTCTCCACTTATTATGTCTGGTGCACTTGCTTTTGGACTTATAGGTGCCAGTCTTTGGGTAATTGGAAAAGGAATAGAAAGTATTGTCTCTGTGGCAGATACAGATCCGATGGCAATGGATAATATAGGTTATCTTCTAAAAAGTATGGTAAATGGAGTATCTGGGGCATTCTCTGATCTTGGAATTAAAGATGCTGTACTTCTCCCAGGAAAACTTACTGCTCTTGTAGGAATGGCAGGATCTATGTGGTTACTTGCAAAAGGTATTAGAGCATGGAAAGATATGAATCTTTCTCCATCAGTTATACAAACCCTGCAATCTAATATGACTGCTGTTCTTTCTATTATACCATCAGTATTTGCACAAATTGGTAAACTTGATGCAGGAGGTAGTATAAAACAAACATCTGTGCTTTCTATTCTTGGTATAACAGATGGATTCTCCAAAGGAGATGTCGAAAGAGGTATAGATGCCACTATGAAACTTGGAAAGAATCTGACTGAACTTTCAAAAGGAATTACAGCATGGAAGACTATGAAAATAGCACCTGCTGAACTTATGACTATAAGAAATAATCTTGTAGCAGTTCTTTCTACTATTCCATCAGCATTTGCAGATATAGGTAAACTTGAAGCAGGTGGAAGAATAAAGCAAACCACTGTACTCTCTATTCTCGGACTTACTGAGGGATTCTCAAAAGGAGATGTTGAAAGAGGTATAGATAGTGTATCAAAACTTGGAGATACACTTTCATCTCTTTCCAAAGGTGTAGAAGATTGGAAAACAATGAAAGTCTCTGAGCAGGATATCCAGGCTATCAATACCAACATACAGGCAATACTTCTTACTATACCATCTGCATTTGCAGAAATTGGTAAACTTGAATCTGGATCCCAGTTTTACTCTCCAAGTGTTCTTTCTGTACTTGGATTTACTGATGGATTCTCTAAAGGACATATAGAGCAGGGTATAAGTCTTGTTTCTGATCTTTCTGGAACACTTACCAAACTTAAAGATTCAATAATGGTTTGGAACGATCCAAAACTTTCGCCTACAAATCTTAAACCTGCACTTGAGTCTATAACTACCTTACTTGGAATCCTACCTACTGCATTTGCTACAATAGGTAGAGCAAATGAAGATTCAAAGAGTACAATTGGTATGTTTGGACTTGAAACTACTATCGGAGATGGAGATATAGATAGAGGTGTTGAACTTGTTACAGAACTGTTGCATCCACTTACAAAAGTAGCAAATATAATCAAAGTACTTTCTTCTATATCTTCCAATCCTAAGGAAACTATATTTGGTGTAGGATATGGAACATATGCATTTATGCATTTTACAAATAAAGGACTTAGACTTATAAGCAAAGATACAGTAACAAAACTGGGTTCTATTGTTTCTCCACTTGAAAGACTGGCTAAAATCTTTGATAAACTTAACAGGGGACTTAAAACACACAGAGATTACCTTAAAGGAATAGATCCTGCTACTCTTAAAACTTGGGAAAGTTGGATCACTGTCCTTGACAAAGTTTCAAAAGTGGATACGGCAAAACTTGTAGAAACTGTAACTGCTTCTGTAAATTACAGCCGTGCACTTGCTCAAACTCCTCCAGATTCTATAAGTACAGTTATAACACCTCCTGCTCCAAGACAGGAGTCAGAGGGTAACATAGTAAGTAGAACAATAGATGGTATAACAAATACATTTAAGAATTTATTTGGTGGAGGAGATAAACCTACTCCAAAGACAACACCTGCTACTTCTTCTACTTCTACAAATAGAACAGTTACCTCAGGAGGTATGGATACAGCAACTGCACAGGCACTGCTTTCTGCTATTGAAAAACTTAATTCTATACTTGAAAAGAAAAATTCATTATAATGGGACTAAATTCTATAAAACCATCTAAAAATTCAAAATATAAACAAGGATATTTTACACCTACGCATCCATCAAAGATTGTAGGCAATCCATATGGAATTATTTACAGAAGCAGTTGGGAACTTATGCTATGTAAAGATCTGGACACAAATCCACAAGTGATTCGTTGGGGATGTGAATGTATAAAGGTTAGATATATTTCTCCACTTGATGGAAAACCACACACATACTTCATTGATTTCTACTTTGAAAAGAAACTTCCAGATGGCACAATTAAAAAATATGTAGTTGAAGTAAAACCCAAAACTTATATTACACCTCCTGTAAGAGGTACAAATCAAAAGGCATATCTTGAAAAACTTAGGAGATATTCTGTAATTAAGGCTAAAATGCAATATGCTACTAAGTATTGTCAGGAACGAGGAATGCAATATGTTTTTGCTACAGAAGACTACTTTAAGAAATAAGTATAATAAAATTAAAATATTTATATGAAGATACTTGGTATAGATTTCTCATATTCATCAGCAGGGCTTACTCTCTTTGAAGATGGAGAATACAGGCATTTTGCACTTGTAAATAAAGCAGTCTTTTCAAGAAGTAAGACAAAAACACTCGATGATGTTTTTAAAGATTCTAAACTTCTTTCTACTTTGAAAGATTATAATGTAGTTTTAAAACTTGTAGACAGAGAACCTATTTCTATTCCTCCAAAAATTATAAAAGACAAGGAGACTAAAAAGAAAATACAAAATCCTGCACACAAGTGGGACAGTATAAGTGAATGGCACAGAAAACACCACCAGCAAAGTAGACAGTGGAGTCAGGCTCTTATGGAAATCATAGACTCTATGGGACTTCTTCCAGGAGATAAAATCATTATAGAAAATTATGATTTTGGAAAGAGAGGTAGTACAGATAATATTGTACAGATGGTAGAACATACATATGCTCTTAAACAGAGAATCTTTGAGAAATATCCAGAAGTTGATTTTTATCTTGCATCAAGTACAGAAATTAAAAAGATAGCAGGTAATGGCAACTTTACAAAATATGATATGTACACATCTTTTATAAAAGAAGATACAAAATCCTCATTACTTGAGTTTTTAAAAAATGAAGATAAGAAACTATTTATAAAAGGAGAAGATATTATTCTTAGTCCTGTAAATGATATAGTGGATTCCTACTTTGCTGTTAAGTATTTACAGGATAAAATGAAATAAAACAAATGTTGTTGTTAACATTTTATTATTTTTTATTTGGTTATAGAAAACCCACCTTATCTTAGGTGGGTTTTCATTTATTATTTCTCAAAACAATGCAATACCTTTATCTTTTCTTATTTTTTCAAGGAGTTGTCCAAGTTTATTATCTCCTTTACCATTACAAATACCCCAAAAGTAGTCATACCAATGGTTAACTTCCATAAGTTTAAGTTTTCCAGTAGCAAGTAAAAGATCTTTAAGTGTAGGAATATCAAATTTCTGTCTAAGTAGATTTTCCATAATTAAAATCTTTTTACTTCCAAAATTCTCAGTTTCCCCAGGTAGAGTTCTTCCCAGAGTTTTGGCTTCTCCTGGATTTACTTTAAGTATTCTCATTTTTATTTCTTTATCCTCAAACTTTTGACTTTGATAAAGATTTTCAAGATACGAAACACCATATCCTGTAATAGGATCTCTAAGTACTTTATCTTCATAGATATCAACTGGGGACATGTTTGAAAGGAAAGCAAATTCATCTCTAAAATAGTCAGTTTCCATTATAGTAGGAACTTCTGCCATAGATATGTAACACCTATTATACTCTAAAAGAATTTCCATGTGTGTATCATGTGTCATCTTTCCCTTGTTCCAAAGAACATAGCCACCAAGTGAAGTCTTGTCATCTCTCCACCACTTAAGTTTGGTCATTTTAGTGTCTTTAGTCTGTGCAAGTCTAAGAGTTGTGATGTCTTCAAGAGTAAGAAGTCTATAATTTATCTTACCTATGGGAGTTTTTAAAATATTTTCTACTGTAAAATCTTTCATAAAAATATTATTACTTAGGGAATATGACAGTTTTATACATATGACAAAGTGACAGAAATATGACAATCCAACCATTATAAAAATATGACAATTCTGCCATTTTGTCATGTCTAAATACTTCTTTTGCCCATTCTTACGGACTGGCACGGTATTTGCATTTTTAAAGTATAACCAATTAAAATTTATAAAAATGATATCAATTAAAGAAACAGCACAGCAAATTAGAAAAGAACTTAAAGAACTCGGATATGGAGCAAACAAGTTATCAGTAAGAAGTGGATATGCAGGATATTCTGCTTTTGTAAATGTAATTATTAAGTTCCCAGTTAATTGTTCACTTAAAGAACTTAGAGAAAGAGATGAAATTAAGAAAATCAAAAGTATCATCAAGAAATATGAAAATATTGACAGATGTGAAATAACAGGAGAAACTCTTATGGGAGGAAATACTTACATTACACTGTCATATGATGGATATACAGTATAAAATATTAAAAACAGATTATGGCAAGAGTTGGGAGTGGTCAGAGATGATCACTCCCAACATTTATAAAAAATGTGTCATATAAGAGATATGTCAGTAGTATGACAAAGTGACAGAAGTATGACATTTTTGTCAGTTCTTGACATGACAGAAGTATGACATTTCTGCCACTTTGTCATACTGAAATGTCTCTGATACCCATCACAACGCCCTGGTATGGCATTTGCATTAAATAAAGTATAAAAGATTGAAATAAGCATTTTAAAAATAAGATAAAATTTAAACTATGAAAACAGAAGAAGTTAAAATTGGAGAGAAAGTGGTAAGAGCAAGAGGTAATAATGTAGGACTTTATGGAGAAATAATTGACTTTGTAGAACCAAGAGTACATGTTAAGTGGGAAGATTCTTCAAGAACTTGGATAAACATTTCACAACTTGAACTTGAAAAAGTGCCACATGAAATAGACATGACTAATGTAGGAAGTTTTGACAAGTATGGCAAATTAATAAAACCAAAATATAGAAAACTTTAATATTAAAAAAATCAATCAACTTTAAAAATCAATTAAAATGAACACACAACACACAGAAAACCTAAGACAAGCAGTAGAAATCATTGAGAATGAATTTTCTTTCATTAAAGATTTAAAACTTTACTATTATAAAAACATTATTGATGGTGGTTTTTGGTACAGAAAGATGGATAATGGATTTGGAGAAATCATTGGTAGCCCAATTATTCCAATTAGTTTCAAATACTCTGATACTACACATGTAGGAGGTTCTTCTACAATGCATTTCGCAGTAGAGGATATTGTAAATTATCTTAGAGAAATTATCAAAAATGGACTTCTTTTCATGAAATATGCAGATGAAGAAATAGCAAGAGAAGAAGAAGAAGAGGTTGAATATAGATATGACTATGATGCTATCTTAAATTAATCAATTAAAAATTTAAAATA